GTCCATTGCCCCGAGTTGGGCTGCAAATATCGCGGTCTTGGCTTGGACGACGTTTGGAAGAGTGCCTGGGCGCGGGCGTAGCAAAAACGGTGGATCTTCATAGAAGATGCCACCCATCACTTTCGGCACAATCGAAGAAATATGGTTGGATACCATATATTTTGGCACTGACGCTTGACCAGCATTGCCACCGTCGAAAGCGGATTGAGTTGCCGGTGACTGATACAAAAGGTCGGCCATCGTCCAACCGTTTGCCCACTGTTGAACGTTAATATACGTGTCTGCTTTTTCCGTGTCGTCAAGTACGAGTTTTACCGCAGCGGAATCGTTGAACTGAACGATATCAGTTTCGGGATCGACGCTGGTATTTGCTACAGTAATCTCAGCCGCCGGTTCCACGTACAAATCGTGAATCGTCTGCGCGATTCGCTGGTCTTGATCAGGCATTTATATTCTCATTCCAGAAGGTAATATCCTTGCCAACATCGCATAGCGGGGATCTATTCTGGTTTCTTCCTGTACCGTAGGGGACGTTGCCGAACCGCCTCTTTGATTTCTAACCCACTCGCTGGCTTTCATAGCCGGAAGCAAAGGGGAATTTCCGAACATGCGGTTATACATCGCTTGCTTATTTGCCTTCGCCTGCATTTCTTCGTGCTCTTTCTCCACCTGTTTAGGGTCTGGGTCGTGCATCAGAGCCGATGGTGGTAGATGCTCTGTGATAAACGATAGCGCGTCTGGGATATCGTCCTTGCGATATGATGTGCTCTTGGCGCCGGTGTACTGTGTCAATTGCTTGAACGTTTCGTCAATCCACGACCCGTTCACAAACCACAAACGATCGTGGCCCAAAAGAAATTCAAGATCTCTGATACGGGCACGCTTCGCATTCGATTTTGTCGAGACTGGACGAAGCCTGATGGCTTGTGTCATATCCGAACCGTGCATTTGCGCCAAATTCTTGATGTTACCCATCAGGAATCCACAACCATTAGCCTCTTCTATGTAGACTCTGGTTGGATGCCACTTCTCATAGAATGCGAGCATATGAGAAGACAATTCTGAAGACTTCCACTTATCAAAAATGACTTCAAGAATAACTACTGCCAATTGCTTATTCTTGTCTTGATAAATCCCGGCAGTTATCCCAGCCGAGAAATCGGAAGTTTTGCGCTCGCTGTATGCGAAATCCCATGTCTGAATAATTTCTATATCAGGCGGTGCGCCTGCACGCGGGTAGCTATGCGCCCGAAGCACGTCAAGGTTAAACTGATTGATGTATACTTCGTCAGCGGTCGGGTCTGTCGCCTCATTCAACTGCTGATTCTTGAAGCTGCGCTCACCCTTCTTATTATATGTCTCGCGAAGATACGACCAACTCAGTTTGTATGGAAACGTCAAAGTTGCCCGCCGCTCTCTCAAAATCTGAGCAATCGGCAACTTTCCGGCCTTGTATTCAATCTCGTCTATCGAGTTTAGAATCCAGCAACCACGGCAACTAAATAAGCAAGGCGCAACTTCCTTCGTCTCTTCATTAGGAAGCATGCGCGTACCATACCAATCATCGGTAAAGTACCGGGTTCCGCATACGTCGGAAAACCCCCACTGGTCAAGCAAGTCGTCAGTACTGTCAAACTCGAACTTCAATGCTTCTCGAAGTTCTTTCTCTGCCGAGTTCTTCGACGTAACAACGTCATCTGCCTTCCGAACATCGCAGTGATCTCCGGTGTTCGATGACTCGATTGACGTAACCCAGAGATTGTGTTCCTTCTGGTTGAAGAACGCTGCCGGACAATCCAACGGCGATTCAGACCGGCCATCAACGCCGGTCAAAAGATATTCCGGAAACAAAAGCTGAAACGGTGTCGGCTTCGCTTTGGCAGGCAAATAAAAATTCTTTTTAATCTGGCGGGCGAACTTTTTGGCAAGAGACTTGACTCCGGTGATAATCATAATCCGAACATCCGGAACGTTGATTAACCACTGCACCGCATCGATGCCATCAATCGTCGACTTATATGCACCGCGCGACTCCAATAGAATCATTTCACGGCATTGGGTCACACCATCGTTTGCAAATCTCTTCTGCCGATAAAACATATCGTGAAGATCATCCATCGTGAATTCCGGAAAAAACATCCCGTCAAAATTCTTCTGAATAAACTTCTCGCAAACACACTGGTGAACTGAATGGAACAAACCGAACCCAAGCAACCGGCCTAGCCACAACAAATTCTTACGAGCTTTATCGCGAAGGTCCAGCCAACGCTGAAACGAAACTACTTCGTCTACTTCCCGGTTCTTACGAAGCTCAAAATCGCAGTTTGGCTCAAGCGGAACCCCATTAAACTCAGTAGCCCGAATTTCTAATCTCTGCTGCGATGGGTTAGGACGATTCTCTTTCTTCTTGGCTCTCTTCTTCTTGGCCTCTGCGCTATCGTCCTGGTCGTCTGATTCCTTATCAAGGATGTTAGTGCCTTCATAAATAGCCAACAAATCCATGCACGACCGGCATTCACTCTTATAATACTTACCTGTCTCATCCCACGCTACCGCGAACTTATGATTCTCTGTATGCCGAAATTCACGCTCGTCGATATCTTCAGGGCAGGCTTTCAGTCGTATGTATTCTTCTGGCAGCCCTTTCCGTCTCAGTTGAAAATTCTTTTGCTTTTGAGCATTCGTAAGACGTGACACAACCATCATTGTCATTGTGGAACCTTTATTGTTTCTTCTTTCTCACCCCACGAGGAATGTGATATTTCGACTCCGAAAATTCGTGAGGGCCGAACGACGTAATTGGATTACCTTCTGCGCTATCGGTAGTATCAACCGCTTTTGCAATCTGGTCTTTAGCGCCTTGAACTGTTTGTTGCGTTGGGTCTGGGAGCATATCACTCCTTACGGCTGCTTGGCGGCCTCTCTCGTCTGATTGGCGTTCTCTTCGGCTTGTTTCAATTCTTGACCGGTCGTATCTCCCGCGGGACTTAAGGCGGGATTCTTCCTCTGGTCAGTAGCCAGCTTATACGGGGCCTTTGCTGTGTCAGCCACCGATACGTCGGATACTGGTTGTCTAGATTGGGCGGTGCCAGAATGGCCGAGAGGTCCCTTATCGATCTTCTTCAAAAGACCTTTTGACTTCTGAAGTTGCTGTGTTACAAAATCTGGTGTCCCCATAAAACTCCTAGTGAATCATGCTAACTGGACAACCCGCCTGAATGAATCGATACATCTCGACAATCAGTTCTCTCTGTGCCGCAATCACCGCGCCTTGGTAAACGCACACAGCCGCCAAGGCAATCACTGAGCCAATCAAGATTCCGACCATCGCATACTTAAACTCTACGCTCATGTAGACTCTTTCTCCGGGACGGCCAAACTTGATGGAATCGCAGTGGCTGGAACTACCGCTGCGTTCACCGGATTATTTGAAAAACTCTGAATCGCCGTGGCAACTTTATTGGCCGTATAAGGGGCGATTACGAATGCGCCAGCGTCGGTCATAGACGGCAATACGTGCGTATGAAATACGACATATAAGATTGCAGTCGATGCAACAACAAGAGCACCAGTTGCCGCGCAACGGCCCCAGCTTAATGTTCCACTGTTGGGTTCGCTGTGAATCTCGCGGATGACTTTACGAATGCCCGCAAGAGTCATTAGTGCTTAAATCCCTTCATGGTCGCTGCAAAATTGCTCATGTGCCGGATATGCTCATTCGTAGAATGTTTTCCAGCTTCTAATTTCGCGGCGGGTATTGGCTCTCCCTCAGCGACATGAAGTGCCTTGTGAAGGCCTCCCTTACGCAAATGGTGAAGCGCCCGATAAAGTGACGGATTCTTAACTGCTGCCATGTTATGCTCCCGCCCCGCCCGCTGGCGGCGCTCCAGGCGCCGGAGTGCCGGGCATCGGCAATCCTGCTGGTCCCGCCTGCTCTGCTGGAACTCCATGCATGCCCTGATTAGCTTCGGCTTCTCCAGGATTCGGAACCCCAAGATGATCCTGCAAGCTATCATGGATATGATCAAGATTCATTGCTGCATGCTTAACGTCGTGATCCGGGCCGTCTTCGTGCTCGTGATGAACCATAGCACTCCCGTCCTTGTAGTGATGGATGTGCGTAGTATGGAACT